TTTTGTAAAGATCACTCGTTACATTTAGAGTTTCCGTAGATTTCTTAAACATAAAAACATCTTGGAATGCTCCGTATTTATTTATAAAAGTAATTTTATAAGGCGTAAATTTTGGCTCACAAATATTAGTAACAGTTATTGTTTTTAAAAGTGTTGTATCATCTGTATCATATACTTTAATACTAGAACTGTCAGCAGGTATTGTTATGTATTGTATTTTTTGGTTAGTATTTCCATTATCTGTTACTTGAGTTGTAGTAGAATCTATTATGTATTTTCCTACTCCTTCAGCAAATATTGGAAACTTTCCTGCTGTTCCTTCGGGTAAATAGATATTATTAGCACTCATTAATGCGTGTCTTTGTAATTCAGGATTTGTTCCGTCTTCAAAATACCCATAGCCGTCTAAAGCTAAATATTGAAATGTTTCAGGGTTTGAATATGTAAAGGGTTGATCTGCATCGTCAAAATAAGTAACAACAGCCTCTACCCATTTTGAATAACTTACATAATCATCATTAAAAGAAAGAGTTAAATAATCTCTAACAAGCTCTCCAATCTCTAAAGTTATTTTATTGTGTGTATCGATTCTTGCTTTGTTTATTTCATATTGAGGCGAGTTAGGTCTATCGGTTGTTAAGACACCATCGTATATGTATAAATCTAATTCAATTCTTTTTAGTCCCATATTATAAAAATTTATAGTAGCACAGATCCTGATCCACTACCACCTGTGTCACAAGTATGTAATCTAAGTTTTGTTACTATTCCTGAAGAGTTAATTCTTACTGCATAATATTTGTCTGCACCAAGACCAACAGCAGAAACAACAAAACCTGTTAAAATTCCCCAAAACAAATCTCTGCCATCGTAAGGAGTTCCGCCTTCACATATTTGCGCTCCTAACTGTCCTGCTAAAGTTGAGGCTGTTGATTTAATTAGTCTAGGCGTTCCATACGCAGCATCACAAAACCCTCCTACTGAACTTCTACCTACTGAAGTTATATAAAACTCATTTAAACCACAAGGATCAACTGTTGCAGGTTGTACGATTGTTGGCTTTGTACAGGTAATTGTTCCTCCTGCGTTTGTATATTCGCTAGGAATTTGAACTGTAAAATCAACTGACCTGCTAGTATTAGAAGTTACTGTTGGAAAACTTACAGGAGTAAAATCTGTTATAGTTCCACGAAGAGCTGAACCAACATAAACAGCTCCGTTTGTAGAAATTGACTGTCCTGTTAATTCTGCTAGATCACAAGTAAAAGTTGGTGTTACACTTTGTGCCTGTTGACTGAAAGTCTTAGGACAAGTAATCGAAGCACCTGCGTTAGAATATCCTGCAGGAACTGTTAAAGTAAATGTAATTGTTACATCCCTTGCACTTCCTGTAGTATTAGCGCTTGTCGAAGGAGTTGAAGCAGTTATGTCTGCTATTGTGCTTGGATTTGTTAAAGTTCCATCAGCAGCAATTCCACCTCCTGTTAGTGGAGAAGTGTTACAATCAAAAGCAGGAGATCCTGCAGGTAAACTAATTGTCACAGAAATAGATTGAACTGCTTCACAAGTTGTAGGATAACTACCATCCCTTCCTATTGCATAAATAGTAGCTGTTCCGCCAATAGTATTGGAACTAATAATTAAGTTTGATCCTGAGATACTTGTAGAAATTAAGCTTGGATTAGGATTATTTACAGCGTACGTAGTTTCTCCTGAGAATTTACTAGATAAGTCAATTGTTGTTGAGTTTCCTCCTGTATCTAAGGCTACAGCTGATATTGATCCTGAAGTAGTTGGACCTCCTGCACAAACTGTTGGCTCTACTACACTTGAAGATGTTCCCGGTTGAATAGTTGTTAGAATACAATCTTTGTGAATGCTTGAAGTATTACTAAATCCTACCGGTATTCTAGTTCTAGCAGTAATCGTTCTTGTTGTATCCGTTGATACTGTTGCGTATTTGTTATTTGAAAATCCTGAGTCTGAACTACTAAGGGATTCAAACTGTCCATAAGTAGGAGAAGGAACTGTTATGATTCCTTGATTATCTACTGAGAATCCTGTGTCATCTAATCCTCTAGGAAAAGCAGTTGAGCAAGTAAACTCAGGCGTTGGAACTGTCGGAGCTGACAAGTTTAAATAAAAAGGACTTCTTACATTTATTTTAGTGCTCATTGTTTAAATACTTTTTCTATTGATATGTCAAATTCTTTAAATAGATCTTGTTCTAGTTTTTTTAAATGTTTTTCAAATGGTTTAGTAAAAAAAAGACTAGCCTTAATTCCTTTACTATAAATACTCCTAGCAACTAGAAACTGAATTGATTTTTTAAAACCTACTGTGTCTATTTTTCTTCCTGTAAACTTTCCTTTTTGTCTTGGTGCTAATCCTTTTCTAACTATCCATTTATCTAGTTTACTTGGAGGTGGCATTTTATTAGTAAAAGCATAAACTTTTTTTTGATCATAAGGCTGCTGTGCTGCTTCATCTCCACTACGTGGTTTTATAGCTCCTCTTACTCCTTTGTCTACAAACTTTCCATAATGGTTTCCTAAGAATTGTAAAATAAAAGACTTTTCATCTTCAGGGAAATCAAACGTAAGAGAATTACTCAAACTGCTTGAGGTATCAATATCAGCTCTTTTAAGGTTGTTTTTTGCTTCAACTATAACTTTCTGTGCAAATTTCTTTAAGATCTCTCTAACGTCTTCTAATCGCATATTGAAACGTCATTAAAGGTTATTAAGTCAAAAGTAATTGCCCATCCTGCCACTTGATGTTCAAATCTATCTGTAAAAGGCTCACAGGAAGGATTTCCTTGTAGTTGATATTGACTAGTGAATAAGTCTCCTCTTCTTAATTCTAAAGCTAATCTATTTTGGACTTCTAGTTGTGAATTTAGTATGTCGTGTTCATTATTGTTTCCTCTAAAAATATCTGTTACAACATCTTTACTTTGATTAACAATGTCCATTGATAAAATAGAAATATTAAAGTTTACTGAGTTATCTAAGAAAGAAACATTATTTACTATAATATGAGATAAGGGAAACATTGTCTGTTTACTTAAATCAATATCTGTTATATTACCGAAAGTAACAGTATTAACATTTACATCTTCTAAGAGTTGTGTTTTTAATATTTCTGTTATCTGATAAAATGCTCTTGTTCCTTGTTGGCTCATTTGTATTCTTTAGCAATTCTTTTTAATTGATTGTGTCTCTTTAAACTGTAATTAGAATCTGAGTTAAAAACTCTAGAATAAATAACACCTATCTCCTCTTGAGTTGTTTCTTTAGAAATTATAGATTCTAACTCTTCATCTTTTAATGTCATTGGTTGGTGGTAAGGAAAAATTTCTGCTAGATCTTTCCTAGTTATATTTTTTCTTTCTATAATTTTCTTTTGCTTTTTCATCTTTTTATTTTTTTAATTTGATCTGCTTCTAACTCTGCTTTCTCTTTCATAAAGGTTAACATTGTTAAACATTTGACTGCATTGAGTTTTGTGATATTTTCAAATCTTTCAATATTTCCTGAAGCGAGTGCAAAGACTGACTGATACCAACCCCATCTACTTCCAAAGTTTTCAACTGCTCCGTAGTTAAGTTCTCTCCCATCTCCTTCTTTAAAAAGCTCAGGGAATGATCTAGAAGTTCGTTCTTTAAATTCCAAAAAAAAAGCATTGCACCAATTACAACTCCTAAAGGTGCGTACTGCATAACACCTGCATACTTGCTCCCATCGTAATCCTCAATTAAATATCTTTCGCCTTTTCGATATGTTACAGGTCTAAATAAAACACTCATAGCTTTGTCCATATCTTCCCATCTTCCTAAATAATTATCTAAGTCGATGTACTCCCCTAAAGTAATGTCATCTAGTTTAGGAATAAATCCGTACTCAATATCATCTATTTTAAACAAAGTTGTAAGTTCAGGACTAGAATCTAAAAGAGAATAAATGTGCTGAGTAATATCTACTAAGTCTTTATATTTAATTTGTAATGTAAGATCTAAGTTGACTCTACAAAATATTTCAACTGTCTTTTGCATTAAGAAAACTGTGTCTTGATTTCCTTCTACATTAATTTTATCAAACTCTGCATACTGAGCTAAAGTAATATCGTTTAAAGTGTCAGGGATATTTATTTTAAGTTTCATAATTATATAACGTATTTTAAAAAAGGTTTATAAAAAAAGAGCAGCCTAAAAAGACTGCCCTAAACTAATCAAAATAAATCAAACTATTTAGCCTTTTGGATGAGTAGCCAACAACTCGTGTTCGTTTTTACATTTATCAGAACAAAAATGATCCTGCTCATTTAATTTTTCGTTACAATTATCACAGCAGTAATTTTCTCTATAAGTATCAATAATGTGCTCTGCTATCTCACTCCAATTAACGTCATTAATAAAAGCTAATGCGTAATTTTCAGCGGTGTTGTTGTTTAGATTGATTACTTGCATTTCAATCATTTCCTCCATATAACTTTTTAAATGTTGTCCTAATTCATAGGGTGTGCATTCTTGGTTTACTATTTCATCCTCCCAATGATCTGTATCAATATCATCAAAGTTTTCTAAGTTGACTCTCCAAGTTGCGTAGTTTGTCCATCCGTTGTGTTTCATCTGTTTTTAAATTAAGTTTAAATCATATCTCAAGTACAGGAATAAATCTAATATTCCATACATTGTTGCAAAAGTTATTACGTTAAATAAAATACCAAGTAAAATATTTTTCTTTGTAAATACTTCTTTTAAAATTTTTATATCTTCTTTCATAATTTAATTATTGTTTAAATGATTATTTTAAATCGTCTCTAACTAATTGATCTATCTCCTCGTGTGATAATTCAGAGTTATTATTGTAATACCAATGGTATAATATTTGGTAATTCATAATTTAATTATTGGTTAATAAAAAACACTAGGATGTTTGTATTATGGCTGACCCCTCTTACACCTATCTAGAATTTGGTTGGTTCTTTAATTCAGCTTATCTCCTAGTGTTATTGTTTAAGTACTTTTTTATCTAATTGATTGCATCATCTCTGTAACACCATCTTGGAACAATACTGCTCTTTTATAAGCATCTTTTCCTTCAAATATTTTTTCTCTAATATTATCTCCAAACTTTATAATTAATTTGTACGATGTTCTTTCAGCGTTTGACATTAATCTAGTTGAGGTTGATCTATCTTTATACTGTTTCATTTTAATTTATTTTAGTTAGACTTTGTTTTACTTTGTAAAGATACTAACATTTTTTAATATCTACAACAGTAATCTAATTTATTGCGTACTTGCCAAAGTTAGGTTTAGAGAGAATGCTGTAAGTTCCG